AGAGACCAAGTCGGCCAATCTCCTGATCATCCCGTACGAGATCGTGATCACCTGCACGGGCGGGACCGCGACGGTGAATATCCAGACCGGTAATACGATCGGCGGGTTGGCCACGGTCGGCGGCGCGATCAGCCTGACCGCTGGCAAGACCTGGCGATGTGTGGGCAAGCTCCAGACCAAGTACATCGCGCTCAACGTCAGTGCCATCGCGGGCGCGACGCTCAATGCGTACATGCGCGTGCACGCCAATCAGACCTGATGGTCGCCATCAACCTCGGCTATGTCCCGAGAAAATGGCAGGCCGCCTGTCACCTCGGCTTGCAGAACAAGCGCTGGGGCGTCCTGGTCTGTAGCCGCCGCGCGGGCAAGACCCTCCTCGCGGTCATGCACCTGATCGACCGGGCGTTGAAGCTCCAGCGAGCGGACGGCCGGTACGCCTACATCGCGCCCGAGCTGAAACAGGCCAAGCAGATTGCCTGGTCGCTGCTCAAGCACTACGCGCTAAAAGTCCCGGGCACGATCGTCAGCGAGGGCGAACTGCACGTGACGTTCAGCAACGGGGCCCGCATCCGCCTGTACGGCGCCGACAACCCGGACAACCTGCGCGGCATCTACCTGGATGGTGCAGTGCTGGACGAGGTCGCGCAGCTGCCGATGGAACTGTGGGACAGCGTGCTGCGCCCAGCCCTCAGCGACCGCCCTGGCTGGGGCCTGATCATGGGCACGTGCTACGGCATCGACATGCTGAGCAAGATGTACTTCTGGGCCCTGGACCATCCCAAGGAGTGGTTTGCCTTCAAGGTCGGCGTGTACGAGGCCGACAGCCACCCGGCGGATGAGATCGCGAGCATGCGCGAGCAGATGACGGAGGCGGCCTTCGCCCGTGAGATGCTGTGCGATTTTGCGGCGAAGGTAGACAACGTCCTGCTGTCAGTTGATGACGTGCGCAAGGCCAGTGCCCGGCACTACACGGTCGAGAACTACCGCTACAGCCCGATCATCCTGGGCGTCGACCCCGCTGCGATGGGCGATGACCGCACCGTCATCTTCCCGCGCCAGGGTCTGTACGCGATGGACCCCTATGTGTTCAAGAAGATCGATCCCATGGAGATCGTGGCCAAGCTGTGCCAGATCGATGACCAGCTCCATGGAGCCGATGCCATCTTCATCGATGACACCGGTGGCTATGGTGGCGGCGTGATCGCTAGAATGCGCGAGCTGGGCCGGCAGTGCCTGGGGGTCAACTTCTCCTCCAAGGCCGATGACGATCAGTACGCCAACAAGCGGGCCGAGATGTGGTGGCGGATGAGCACGTGGATCAAAGAGTACGGGTTCGTGCCCAATCATCAGGAGATCCACAACGATCTGTGTGCGCCGACCTATGGGCACAATCTGCGGCGTCAGCTGCTGATCGAGAGCAAGGAAAAGATGAAGGCCAGGGGGATCCCCAGCCCGGACTGCGCAGATGCGCTGGCACTGACCTTCGCCTATCCGGTGCAGTCACGGATGGATCGCATGCACGCCGGGAAGACGCAGCCCAAGGCGCTGATCGATTACGATGGGCTGGAGGCGTTCAGGGATCAGGAGATGGCGAGGTAGGCTACGGCTCTACGCCGGCCTTGCGGGATGACACCTCGCCGTAGCGGTCACTGTCACCGAACTTGCGGAAAGTGACCTCGCTGTGACCGCCGCTCAGGCTGAAGCGGAAGGTCGCTACGTGATCACCGTTGGCGCAGTTCGGTGGGCCGGGGAGTTCGTGGACGGTGCCATCGCGGAGGATGCAGGTGGGCATGTCCTACTTCGCCTTGGGGTACAGGTGAACCGCCTTGCGCAGGCTGATGAGATTCAGCGCGTAGGTCTGTGGGCGAGAGACCGGGGCATGGACCGGGTTCAGACCGCGGATGACGTGCGGGGGTGGAGGCGATTGGGGCTTGGGCATGGTGGGGAGAGTGGCGGTCCTTTGATGGTGGGGAACCAAAAAATTCATACGAGCACCCCCGAGCGCGCCGGCCCCCGTCACCCCCGGGGTCGATCCGCGCGACCCCCCGCCCCCTCGGCGAATCCTACGCGTGGTGCTGCTGGCCCATCCGCCTGGCCATGGGCGAGCGCGGCCGACCGCGGTCGATTGGGCTGCCGACTGGATGGTCAGTGCGTAGGCGATTCCATCGCAGGCCACACATTGGGGCATGCGCGAGTACGTAAGCCGTTGTCAGCACTCAATCGAGCGCTGACCATAGGCTATCTTATCGGACATTAAGAGTTGTTATCGCCTGAGCCATCATAGGTTACAGATGGCGCGTCCAAGAGCATCGGCATTGGTAGCGCCGCGGTATCGCTGTGATCAATGGCGATGGGCTGGGACGGGACACCAGTCACTACTTGGATGGGAGCGCCACCTGGGCCGCTGTGCTCTTGGGTGATCTTGTCGCCGTACTTCTTCGGCTTCAGCTTGGCAGCAACCCACTTACGCGCTTCGACTCGTAGCCGTGAACGGTTGATGTGATCGTGGTTGATGCCCTCTTCCAGCAGATTGCCGTCATCGTCGCGGCGCTGGTAGGTGTCATTCAGCCCATCATCGGCAATCTCGATTATCTCTTCAGCAAGCACATCGGCCGCCTCTTCTTTCGCGCGCGTGTACAACGCTAAGAACTGCGGCTTTGTCCTCAGCCAATTGAAGACCGTAGCCACACACGGCATATGATCCTCAGCGCAAACCGCCCTCATGGACTTACCTAGGGCCAGCTTGGCGCAGATGATCTCGGCCAGTTCATCGCTGTAACCAGACGGGCGACCAATTGGCACGGCATGTTGAATCATGCCCTCAGGCTAGCGCTACTCACCTCCAGGACAATATGCACATAGACCGCGACGGATTGCACAGCGTGCTCAATTATTCGACACACACTGTCCAATATAACCACACATCACAGCCATGGCGCATCTACCGACATGGATTGTCACCTATTGCAGCCTCACTGAGCCACGATCTCCCCTCGACCCTTGCTGTGGTATGGCCTGGAATCGGCCTAGGACGGCTTCTTGAGTGGCGGTCGACTGCGCTTACTGACCCATCGCCACAGCCTCAGCTCCTTGTCCCACCACCTGACCGTCGAGCCCGTGCGCCTGCCCCTGGGATCCGGCGGATGCTTCCTGGACAGCGACTCAGGCGTGGGCAGTTCCTTGGGATCAGTGAGGAACCGCATGCACTGCCGGCAGTAGACTCGTCCCTGGATGACCGTGGACTGGTTCACGCGCCGCATGCGGTGGCACAGAGCGCACTCGCAGTTGTAGATCATGGCTTGAGAGGTAGTTGACGACCGATGCATGGGTCTGTCAAGCCCCTCAGTATTACTTCACAATCTATGAGTCATGTTCAACCATGATCAGTTGACCCCATTGCACAAAAGTGCTCCTGCGGTGAACTACTTCATGGAACCCGTACGTCCTGCTGCGAACGTCCGATGAGCATGGACGAGTTCCTTGCCAAGCGCGCTCTGGAGATGCGCCTAGCGCCCACCAAGGCAGAGAAGTCCCTGTGGGCGGCCCTGCGCTTCGACCCCATCTGGATGTGCCAGGTGCCACTGCTGGGCTCCTACATCGCTGACTTCCTCTACCCACCGCTCGGCCTGGTGGTCGAGGCTGATGGCGGCTACCATGACGATGAGCTGCAACAGTTCCGGGACGTGCAGCGTGATCGCGTGATGATGACCGATGGCCTGCAAGTGCTACGGCTGACCAATCGGGACATTTACCATCGGTTGCCGTGGGTGCTGGCCTGCATCCATCGGCGCATGAACGTGATCAGGATCATGCGGGGCGAGCCAACGGCCGAGCGGATGAAGCTCAGGAAGCGATCGAGGCGCGCGACTGCCAGCACGTGGGGCAAGAAGCCGCTGGGACTACGCGAGATGGTGGCTGAGGAGTTTCCGGATCCGTAGCCATGAACAGTTGACGCGTAGCTTCTGCAGTCTACTCTGACCCCAGGAGTAACCCATGCCACGTCCCATCCGCCCCCGCTGCCCTACCTGTGGCCATCTCGAACCATCCGCCGCCCAGCGTGCGCGCGCCGTCGATCGTCAGACTGCCTACCGTGCGAGACTGCGTGAAAAGCAGGGGAAACAGCCCATTCGGAAATAGTTGTTGACGCGTAACGAATCCCTGCCATACTCCACCCACAACCCACACGGAGCCAGCCATGACCGTCGCCGAAACCGAAGTCGCCACTCTCGCCCTCTTCGCCAATCGCCACAGCGTGGATAGCGCGCCTCGCAGCATGATTCGCCGCGCTCTGGAGGACTGCCAGCGCATCAAGCAGCAGCTCAAGTCTCTGGGCTGGTACGAGGGCTAACTATGCGCCCCACCCTCCCATTCCGCCGCCTACCCTTCCCAACCGGCAAACTGCACACCCGCGACTGGCTCGCAGTTCGTCGCGCGTGGGCGCCGTTTTGGCGCCGGCTCGGGCTCTGATCAACCACCCCCACGAAAGGAACACGCCATGGGTGCAGCAGCTTACAATCGCGGGACGCGCGCCATCGGCGCCGATATCGAGGCGATGATCGACCATGATCGCCGCACGGAGGAGGGCTTTCGCCTCCTCGCCGCAGCCGATGCCGCAGAGGAGTTCTGCCGTGAGGTGAATACCAAGCTGGCCGAGATCCAGAACGGGAAGGGAATTGCCCCTGTCCAGCAGCGCGCGCACCTCAATTGCCATGTGGGCCAGAGCCGCCTGAGCAAATACGCAATCGCCCGCGATGCCTGGCGTGAGACCTACGGCCAGCGCAACGTGGCTTTCGCTGCCCTCCGCATGCGCAAGGCGGCTGAGTTCCTAATGCAGTGGATCCCCTGACCCCCCACCCCGCGGCTACGAGGGCAAAGCGCCCGCCCCGCACCCCCAGCCCAACCGCTGGGGGTTGTCGTTTGTGGATGGGCTGCTAGCGTACCGGCGAGCGGTTACTGACGCAGTCGGTATGTGGGATGTCCCACGCGCTCAAAGCAACCCCGCGCCGGCTGGCCCTGTAAGGTGCTGGCAGTCTCTTTGAGACGCGGGCAGCATGGCTAAGCCTGCACGACGAACCCCGGGCCACACCCGGGGTTTTTCGTTCCCCGATAGCACCGCTCCACCAACATCCTGCAATCTGCAGGCCCGCCTCTTGACTCCT